GACAGTGCCATCCAAAAGGCTTACGGTGGACGCTCCGGCTTGAGTGGTGTTGGCATTAAGGAAATTCACGCCATCGCAGATAAGTGTGGCTTGCTGTCCCGGAGGAATCGTCGCTGTAAACCCAAGGCCGGTCGTGACTGTAAATGTAAATCCACCAGCAGTCGTTTGATTCGAGATGACATACAAGTTTACGATAGCCGGGAACGTGACTGTTACATTGCTAGTCAGAGTACCCACGTATTCTTGAATGTTATTCGCCGCCTCATTGTTAGTGAGGAGCACTGAACCACCGGTCACATTCTTCGTAAGTGCTGTGAAAGTGAACTGGGAGCTAACGCCGTAGCCGACGGTGACGTAAGCCGTTCCGGTGCACACGATAAACGCGGACTCCGTCGGATTGAACGTCTTCGTGCTGTTACCGTCGATCAGCTCCGCGCCGGTGCAGGAGATGATAAAAGACCCAGTGCCGTTGTTCTTAAAGAGTGTAAACCAGTTATTACCCAACGTCGCGGCGGCAGGAAGCGTTGCGGTGCCGGAGCCACTTGACCACACACGGGTTTGCGCACGATCGGTAGCGGCAAAAGTAGTTCCAGTTGTGATTGCGGCACTTGGATGGCTCTGGTTTAACGTTGCGCCACTGGCGACCAGACCATAACCCGCGAGCGTTGCGGCATCAGCTGAAGACGTTCCGGTCCCAAAAGCTATCACGCCCCAAGTGCCTTGGGCATTAGCGTTAGTAGTAATGTAAATATATTTAGACTCACCCGCCGCCACCGAGACGATGGTGTTAACACCCGTGTAGTCTTTGACGGTGAATGTGTTCGCACCAATATTCCGGATGAGAGCGTCGTTACCCACCGAAGACTGGTTCGCTGGCGGCATGAACAGGTTTAGACCGGCAGTGCTTGCCGTCACCTGCATAATCCGAGCGGCATAATCAGCGTTTGTGGTGCTGTTCGATGGCCAATTCAGCTGGGTATTCGCCGTCAGCGTAACGGCGCGGAAGCTTACATCCGTCGGCTGAATGACGTCACCAGTGAATGGGCTAACGTAGCTCATGCATCCACCGCAATTGCTTGACGGTCGGCGATCCGGAGTTTATCCTCCTCGGCCAACGTCCCCATGATTGCGTCGTACTGCGACTGCCACATCGGGATGCGCTCGTCATTCTTAAGAAATGGCATCGCTTGCAATAGTGAGCCGTAGAGCAATGCTTGTGGAGCGTAGATCGTGAACCAGTTGGTCTGGTTGCTTGAATCCAGCGGCTGGACTCGCTCGTAGTACAACACCTCAAATGCATAAGCGGCGGCGGGTGTAGGAGCTACGAGCCAGTTCGTGTAGTCGTAGTCTGCGTAATACTCGGGGATTCCGGTGGCCGTGGGGTCCGGCGAATAATTACGGAGATACTCGTACTTGCGCAGAAGCACCGGCCGACGCTCACCCGCTACTGTAATATTCATCGATACCGTCTTGTGCCACCGGGAGGGCTTCGCAATCACCGCCGTACCAATCACCATGCTACTGGTGTTGACTGTCAGGTTACCAAGGAATTTGATCCGGGACGCTATCACCTGCTCGGCGAGCATGATGAAGAGGGGGATCTTGTCGAGTGTAGCAGTGTCAGTACGGTTAAGATATGACTGGATATTTTCAACAAGAGAGTCGTAGGTCATCACCGACGCGGCAGTCATAGAAGTCCTTCACACGAATGGCTACGTTGGGCAAAATTATACCACGCCTTTAGCATTTGGTCAATCCAGCAAAGCGCACTCAGAAGTGCGCCTCTTGAGAAGTCCCGGCAACACCTTGCCGCCGCCCCGGGTCCACAGCATCAACTGCTCTTTCGCACCCTCCCAGTCCCCAGCGTTCACCTTACGCTTGAGAGTTGAGGTCTGAAGTCGCCCGACACCGAGATTGTAGCAAAAGTCTACGATCGCGTTGCACTTCCGGACGTCTGTGATCAGCCCCGGGCAGTTCCGGAGAACCCCGGGAAGGTAGGTGTGCTCAAGCTCGATCATTAATAGCTCCCGTGCCGTAGGTTCGTCCATCGGGGGATCCTCGAGAGTCACCTTCCGCTTGTCGGCGTAGTAGGTGCTCCCGTACCCGATAGTGGCTACGTTAGCCGGGCAGAGGTAGGGCTTGGCCCGATATCCCTCGTACCGGCGGCAGAGTTCAGCGGCGAGTTCGAGGTTCATATGCCACGTTGCTTCAGAGTGCGGTCGAGGAACCAGTAGTTGATGGTGCCGGACAGTAGAGCGGAAAAGTCGGGAGTCATCATAGTCTTGAACACCTCGACGGCGGGTGCCCCGGCGAGCCAAGCATTGTAGGCGAACCATACATGAATAAAAGACCAGACGAACAGCACCCAATAGGTCACTAGGGGTCGGACGGATGCCGAAAGCCCTGCTACCCATCCACCAGCCGCTTTGACCATCTCAGCTTGCTGGATGATCGCATTGTTAAAGGCATCCATCACCCCAACGTCCACCGCCGCTTCACGCTGTGCTCCAATCTCGGCGAGCTTTTGCTGACCCCGAAGCTGTTCCAGCTCGCACTGGCGGGCGAACATATTCAACTCGTGCATCCGCTCGTTCTTTTTATCGAAGAACTTCAGCACCTCGGGGGCCAAGCGGAACACACCGCCGAATATGGAGCCTAAAATACCACCACTTAAAATATCGAGCATAGTTAGTCCTTACAAGGTTTAGATTTATCGTCATTCTGCATGAGTTTGATACCAGACAGGAACCCAATCATGCCGCCGATAAGAGTAGAAAAAGCGGGTGAAATCATCTTGAAGATCTCGGCGTTGTCCACTTCCTTCGCCCACAGACCAAGCATAAAGCTGATTACCATAGCCAAGACGGAGATGCACAGGGTGGTGCTTACCATTAGTGTGACGTACAGCGTTAATTTCTCCCGGGTGTCCGGAGTGGGCTTTTTGACTAGTCTGGGTATGGGTCGCTTCGTCATACATATATATCCAGCTTACGGTTGGTAAAAATCTCGAGATTGAGCTTATTACGCTCGGCTTTCTTCACGTAAAGCTCGAATTCGAGATCGTCGATCTTGTCCTTCACCTTCCTCATCTTCAACGCTTGCGCATATTCTTCCTGCAAACGTTCCATTCTGCGCTCCAGCGCGTCTGTCTTCGTCGGGTTGCCTCCGGGCTGAACCATTGGATACCACTTGTGGATGGGCGGGATCATTGCTTTTCACGCTCAAGTGCATCTTTGTATCCGTGAATGACTTTTGTTCTGAGTTCTGCAGAGTCCGCTGTACCAGCCCATTCGGACAGGTTGTTCCAAATGACTGTTAAATCTTGACTTCTGCAAAACCGCACATTGTTCGTCAGCCACATCGACATTTGTTGATGACGCTCCGACGGGTTGTGGATTGTCCAAGCGATCAACCAGAACTCGCGCACATGGCATCCTTGCTTGGACGACGCTCCCGCGATGACTAACAACAAGAGTAGGATAAGCCAGCGCATTCATGCCAGTGCCTACAGACCGAGAAGCTTTTTAACGAACTCGCCAGCAACGCCGGGGCCAAAGAGCACCGCCGCAAGGAGTATATACAGCAAATACTCCATGGTCTTCATCCGCTCTTTACCTCGATCGAGCTTGTCCTCAATCGAGCGATAGCGTTCAGCGCACACCGCTTCGTGAACGGCGAGTTTAGTCTCCACTGGTTCCATCTTCGACCTTTGGTACTTCAGGCTTAGCGGCGTCTTGAATCGCTTGAATCAACTGATACACCTCTTGGTATGGACGTGAGCCTAAGTAGCCGAGAAGCTGGTTTGCTGTTTCAATCGGTAGTTGTAGTTTCATGTGTGTCCTTTAAGGTTGAATCATTGGAACATAGTCAGGATTGTAAGGCCAGTCTGTAAATGTTCTAGGCTCTGTGATGGTAGATGGTAAATCGCGCAAAGCCTGACGGTATGTTGCCCATGCTGTCTTGTCTGCTGTGCAATCTGCAATCTGAGTCCAATCGCAGTCTTTAAGCAATTGATTGCGTTGACCGCGAATCTGAGCCATTGCGCTGTCTTTGGCGGATTGAATTTCATCAGCGGTCAATGATTCAACTTGAGCCATAGACACAAACTCACCGTCGTCATACGGCGCACATGAAACCAACTTTTGCGTCAGTCGGTCGTGGGCTTTGAACAGCGTGACCTTCTTTGCGTTGTTGGCAGTCAAGAATTCATCACTCGGGCCACTTGTGCTAAACGATGTGTTAGAAAACAGTTCACGATAGTCGCCAACTGTAATGGGGTTTGTCAAAATTGCTACTTGCATAATCTTTCCTTAGTATGGGCCAGTGTTGGGGAATGCCGCAGTTGGCGGTGTGAATGTTGTGGTGTATCGGCAGAAGCCATTGGTGAAGCGAAAATCATCCATGTAGCCATTTAAATCCTGTGCGCTTCCAGTATCAAATGCTGAACCTATTACCGCTGGATAACCAGTAGATGGGAAAATAGCACCAGTAAGTGTTTGTGTTCCTGTGCTTGTGCCGTTGAGCCATCCTGTAATAGTTGTTCCTGAACGAGTCACGGCAACATGCATCCATGCACCAGTTGTATAACCACTACCCAATGATGCGCCAGCTAAAGCCCAACTAGAGCCAGTTATGGATGCTGATATAGATAACACACCACTATTGTCAATTTGTAATGTCAAACCAAACTGACCTGCTTGCCTTTTGCCATAAAAGCCATTGTAGTTTTTTGCGCTGTTAATGTAAATCCAAGATTCTATTGTCCAGTTTCCGCTTCCTAAATTAAAAACTGGCGAGTCTGGTGCTTGAAGATAATCACCACTTCCATCAAACGCCAAAGACCCTGTTCCATACTTCTTAACACTTGTAGAAATCTGTGCGTTACCCACAGTTTCTAAGTCGTTCATCATGGCGTTGTCAAAGATTGCGCCGTTGACCATGTTAAGCAACAAAGCACCTGATTGAGTTGGCGGTGCAGTCGGCGGTGTAAAATTACTTGTATATACAGCAGATGTGCTAAATCTAACGCTTGAAAGATAGCCATAAAACACATCAGACCCGTCTGAACGGCCACCAATACCAACAACAGTTGTAAGAGTTGGAATACTTACTGAATTTGTACCAGTAGCGACCGATGTGCCATCAATATAAAGGGTAAATGTGTTTGAACTGCGCACTACTGCAATGTGCGCCCATCTGTTTAAAAGATATTTGTCAGTTGCGTCAAAGTTAATTACCGCAATATTGTTTGCATAAAACTGAATTCTGCTTGCACTTGTGTACATTAGCAAGAATCCATTACCAGAATCTCTGTCAAAAATTGTTCTGTTTGAAGAATTATTTATTATGTAAACATATGCCTCAATTGTGAAAGCACTTGTTCCTAAATTGTAAACAGCATTTGATGGTGCTCTTAAAGAGTCACCGCTACCATCAAAGTACCCTGACCCACCAATCACGCTTGTGGAGTAGGCGGTAGAAGCACCAAATGGATTAAATCGTTGAATACTTGGTGTGCCGTTTATAGAAGGGAAAAATGCGTTGCTACTGTTGTCAATAAATCGGTTGGATTGACAAGTAAGTAGTTGCGTATTTGTGATTGCTGTAAGTGGTGTGGTGCTTGGCGTAAAATTGCTTGTGTAAACTGCTGTGCCTTTTACTTGTCTAAAGTTTGAAATGTACCCATTAAAAAAGTTATTAGTTCCGTTATCATTTGCGCCAATAATAGTAGTTCCAGTTGTTGTAATGTTTGTTGAATTAGTTTCTGTTCTTGCAACAACCCCATTTACAAACATTCTTACAGTGCTACCTGACCTAGTAACAGCAACATGAGTCCAATTGTTTGCAACAAAAGTACCAAACGACCACTGCGCTGCACCGATTCGATAAATTAATCCAGTACCATTTGTAAGCAGTTGGCCAGAATTGTCGCCTCCGTTATTCCATTGTGACCAAATGACACCATTACCAGTACCCGTCAGGTGATAGAACCAACACTCCAGCGTAAAGTCACCAGAACCAAGGTTTAGGTTTGCATTGTTAGCAAAAACCAAATTTGCGTCTGTACCATTAAAAAAATTAGACCAATTAGAACCAAAAGGTGAATAAGAACCTTGAGTTGTGTTGCCAACCCGAGTGATAGTAAAATTGTTTGTACTGCTGTCTACAAAAGTATTGTTCTGCGCACCATTAGTCCCATCGCCATGCAATAGCATAGTGACGTAGTTGAATTGGGGGTCTACGGTTGCCGCCGCTCCGCCACCTGATGTTTTTCCTGCCGCAAACATTGTTAGTCCTTATGGTGTGTAGTTCTGGCCAACTGTACAGCCGTACCAGTTTGTGCCATCGCTGAAGAAGCTAAAGATGTCCATTCTAGATGCGGTGCTGGTCAGTGTGGGGGCGGTGCCTCCGGGCCACTTGACCGTTGACCATGTCACCGTATAACCACCAGAACCTGTTTTTAACTTCAGCAAGAACGACTTGCCTGCAACAGCCGCTGGCATTGTGATGGTCGCAGTTCCTGTCAGCGTAATGACTTGGTCAGTACCGTTGGCTGTGATGTTCAGCGTAATTGCTGTGCTGGAGTTTGCAGTGTAGGTTTGTTCTTGGTAGTCGTTCTTGATAACGAATGTACCGTTATTATCAATTCTGGCTCGTTCTGTACCACCGCCTTGCCATATATGAGCGCCAGCAGTAGATGAACTACTTGTTGGAAAAATATTGTAAAAAACTTCCCCATTACCAACATCAGTAGTACCAATTTTTAATTGAACATTAGCGCTTCGAATTGTTGCAATGTTTTGTGTTGCGCCAACGGCAGTATTAACTTCAAATTTTGTTGCTGGGCTTGTAGTCCCCACACCCAAATTCCCACTTGCATCCAGAGTCATCGCCTGAGTAAAGGTGATAGCGTTTCCTGCTGTGCCTGATGCGGCATTGAACCAACGATGCACCCCTTGGTTCTGGTCGTAAAAACTTGCGGCTTGTGTTCTAGCGTATCTCCAAGTGGTATTGAAATAGGCGTTTTGGGTAAATGCAATGTTGTTGTTATCTACATTCCAAATGCCGTTTCCTGTTGCACCAATTTCAAACGCTTTACCAGTACTCCATGTACTCGGAGTAACTCCCAAGCCTAGATTGCCTGCGTTAGCAAGAGTCATCGTTGTTGTTCCGGATGAATCTTGGAATAGGATTCCATTTGTAGCCCGACCACGAAGTGCAGTCAATGTTGAATCGCCATATAAAACTAAAGAGCCGCCAAAGTTTATTGCCGCACCACTACCAACACCTAAATTAGTCCCATCAAAAGTAAGCGCAGAGCCAGTAGCCAATGCACTAGAACTAGATGCGTAAACCACACCGCCTGATGTGAATGATGTTAAGCCTGTGCCGCCGTTAGTCGTCGCCAATGTGCCAGCCAATGTGACTGCGCCAGATGTGGCAGTAGAAGGAGTAAAGCCTGTTGTGCCTGCTGAGAACGAAACCACTGGAGCAGAGGTGGCGTTAGATGCCAACAGCTTTACAGTACCAGCGGAGTTCTTGAAGTACAGCTTTTCATCAACGGTGTTGAGTGCTAACTCACCAGCAACAAGATTTCCAGCAGACGGTGTTGCCGCCGCTGTGGTGCTGTAGTAGAGAGATATGGGCGTAAAGCCTGCTTGTGCCATTAGAAGGTTCCTCCGAAGATGCCAGTCGTGGCGTTCAATGTCGTAAATGCACCAGTTGATGTAGTTGTTGCACCAATCGACGTACCATCAATTGTCCCACCAGTTATGGCTACTGTGCCAGCATTTTGTGTCGACATTGTGCCAAGACCAGTGATCGCCGTATTAGGAATCGTGGTTGATGCAGACATTGCGCTTGTGCCGTTGCCAAACACATAACCAGATAGTGTGGTCGCGCCTGTACCACCGTTTGCAACAACCAAAGTACCAGCAAGGGTAATCGTCCCTGACACGGTGACGGGGCCTCCGCTCGTGGTCAGTCCAGTCGTACCGCCAGACACATCCACGCTTGTCACCGTACCGCCAGCGGAAGGGGTAGCAGAGATCGTGATGCCACCAGCAGTATTTGAGATACTGACGTTTGTACCAGCGGTCAAAGTCGCTAGTGAGTAGCCAGTACCGTTACCGATAGCCAATTGACCATTGGTAGGCGTAGCTGTTAAACCTGTACCACCATAAGCGACCCCAATGGCTGTACCGTTCCATGTACCAGCAGTGAGCGTACCCACACCAGTGATACCAGTGTAAGAACCGCTTAAACGAGCCGCTGGAAGCGTTCCAGAGGTGATGTTAGCGGCGTTGGTAGTGTCAGTAGTGGCAGAAGCCGCCAAGCCTGATACAGCACCAGAAGCGATGGCAATTGATGTGTTGGTGACCAAAGTCAATTGACCTTGAGCGTTTACAGCAAAAACTGGGACTTGTGAGGCAGAACCGTACGTTCCAGCAGTCACGGCAGTATTTGCAATGTTAAACGTATAGGCAGGTGACTCACTCAGACCTGTACCAGCGGAGTACGTCAAAGGCGCACCAAACTGAGTAAACACGATTGCTGTTGTACCAACAATGATAGGTAGCGGAGTCTGCTGAACCCAAGAAGTATTAGCTTGTGTTGTACCTGCCGTGATCAGGAAAAAGTCACCCGCATCGATCTTGTCCACACCAGTACCAGCGGTATCAAAGTCGGAAGCACGAGTTAGGATGTACGGAGCACCGGCCGAACCAGTCTGCGTAACCGTGTATACACCGTTGTTCGCTTGCGCGACTTCGTTTTTGATCAAAACGCGATTGCCGACCACGACTGCCACGCTATCAATGCTTAGTGCACCATTAGCATTAGCAGTCAACGTCGCGCCGACACCAGAAGCCCCGTTATTGTACGTGTTGGACGCGAGCGCAGTGGTGGTCGCCAAACGGCAAGATTGGTGAAAGTTAATACCAGACGCGATAGCATCCGCGTAGTCTTTGTTTACAATGTCATTGCCAGTTGTGGGGGCAGTAGTGATCGTTCCAGTGGTCATTGCCACAGAAGTAAATACGCCAGTAGACGGAGTTCCTGCACCAATGGTCGTGCTGTTGATCGTACTACTAGTGATTGTCGCGCCAGCGATCGTCCCGCCTGTGACCGCCACAGCACTAGCATTCTGGGTGGACATTGTACCCAAGCCAGTAATGTCGGTGTTTGGGATAGTCGCGCTAGCGGTCATCGCGGTTGTACCAGTGCCTTTTACATATCCGGTTAAGGTGTTTGCGCCCGTGCCGCCATTCGCAACTACTAATATACCGCCGAGAGTGACAGCTCCGCTAGATGCGGCCGACGGCGTAAGTCCTGTAGAACCTGCGCTGAAAGTCGATACGCCACCGGCCAAGCTGAACGGATTCCAAGACCCGTTAGCGTAGCCCTCAAAGACTTGCGAATCACTGTTGTACCGAATTTGCCCGCTAGCTCCAGCGGGCTTTTGAGCAGTAGTGCCAACTGGTACAGTAACAGCTCCAGTGCCGGGAAGTACCGCATTGCTTGCAATGCTGAAAACGGGAGCACTAGCCGCACCATCAGCGTTCGCAATGTCGATCTGGTTCGCAGTTCCAGCGAGTGTGCGGCCCGAGACCGAAGTCCCGCCGCCGGTTAGAGCAAGCATCCCTGTGCCGGACAATGCGGCGATTGAAGCCACGATACCGCTTAAAGCGAGGGTCGGATTGCCGCCGGTGCCGTCAGCATTTGAAACGCTCAGGCCGCTCCCGGATATGGCGATTGATCGGTTAATGACCGTGTTTGCGCTGTCTTTTACTACAATTCCACCAGCGGCCGCATTCAAGCTCGCCGCCGCGCCATCCAATGCGATCCGGTAAAAAGATTGAGCACCACCATCAGTCAGCGTTAAACCCGTGTTGGTCGAAAGGTAGCGGCTGTTCGGGAGTGTGGTCTCCTGATTCTTCGTCAGAAACGTCTGATTTTGCGAGGGTGAGGCCGAAATTGCACCGGTCGTCGTCTGAACCGTCACACCATTCTGTACAATCGGGACCGCCTCAGTACCTGTAATTGCACCGGCGGCGGGTAGTTGGGTAATGGCTACTTGTGCTGACATTATGTACTCGTATTGTTAGGTGGACTCGGAGCGATAGTGTCCCGGTTGCCATT